CATAATCTCACGTGAACCATCAAAATGTTCAGTACGAATATGGTCTGGCCTATACATAAACTCTGGATAAGCTTCAGCATATTTCTCAAGTGTATTACGCTGAATCATCATAAAACCTGTACCACCTTCTAGTACTTCAGCAGGCTTATCGATACGAATATCGTTACCACCATTAACAGGATTAAATACATAGTCACCTACATATCTTTCTAGCTGCTGAGGATTTTCATCAGCAAATCCTTTATCAACAGCTCGCTTGATCTTTTCCCATGCAATAGCTTTTTTAGGATAAGGTCCACAGACAATATCCTTATCAGTACCAGGTTCTGCAATTGCAGCTAGTGCTAGTACATCAGTCGGATCAAAACCAATATCACTATCAATAAACATTAAATGTGTATAATCAGAACGCATAAACTCATCAACAAGATAGTTTCGAGCTCGAGTGATTAACGATTCGTTAAACAAGTAGTAAAAACCTACTTGTACGCCATGTGTCTTAGCTAATGCAGCTAGATCACTAACAGACTTAGTATAGATACCAGCACACTGTCCACCATACATCGGTGTAGCTACGAGTATCTTTCTTTTACGTAGTTCTTCTTTATTGATTTGAATTTCAACTTGACTCATCATCAGTCTCCATTGTTTAATTTACAGTTAGTAAAGTCTGCTGTATACCACTTTGCTTGAGCTTCAGGAGACTTATCTTTTTGCCATTTTTTAGTTTCTGGACTATACGCACCAACACGTGAACTGATTTCTTTAATCACTTCATCCATCACCTTGTCGCCATGATATCCATACTTGGCAATCTCACCGTAAGCAAAAACAATAATATCAGCCATAGCGTCAATACGACCATCATCATCTTTTGCTTCTAGAAACTCACCGAGCTCTTCTACAATCATAGCAAGAAAGCCATTGCGATCTGGCTCCTGAAAAGTGATCAGACGTTCGTCTGACCACTCCTTAATACGCTCAAAATTTGTGCTCATTAAGCAACCTCATTATATTCAGCAAGCACTTTCTCTGCATGCTGTCGTGCAATATCATAAGGTACTGGTCCAGTTTCATCAGCATATGCAACAGGGTCTGTACGACCAAGTTTAATAAACGCTTCAATACGTTCTACTGAAGATGAACTCTTATAGTCTGAGTACCATACACCGTTAACCTGAAGAGGTTTATAAGATGTATTAGTACGGCTATACACTTCATCAAACTCAAGACCAAGCTCTACACAAAGAGATGTACCATCTGTAAGAATATCAAACTTATCTCCATACAAGTAAGGAGTAAAGTAAGTTACTTTTTCTGCATCCCAGTTACCAATACGGAATGCTTGATCGTCTGCATCACGGAACTCTTGACGACAATCAGGATAGATTGCATGGTCACCAGCGTTAATGCCAAGAGCGATAGCAGTTTCTTCATCTGTCTTTTTAACAACAGATAGAGCCACTGCTTGTACAATAGATGCAAAGATCTTATTGCGATTAGGTACTACAGTTTGCTTCATATTGTCTTCTGCGTAATGACCTTCTGGTACATCGTCACCACCAGATACCAAAGCAGAAGAAAGCAGTTCAGTAATACCATCAAGCTTAATTACTTGATAGGTAATATTATGGCCTTTAGTAGCCAAATAATCAACTAATTGTCTAGCTCGCTCAAGTTCACATACATGCTTTTGACCGTAGTTCATAGAGATAGCAGTTACATTTTCTGCACCTACTTCTTTAATACAGCGTAGTAAGAGAGTTGAGTAGTCCATACCTCCGGAAAGAGAAACAACAATATTTTTCATTTTAACACCTTTATATAGAAAGCAGTGTGATCTTTAAAGTGGTTAGCTTTCATAAACCACTATTGTCTTGCAGTTTTGGTACAGAAGTTCATCACATCTACTATACCACCGCCATACTTGTAAAGTGTATTATCATCAGTTGCACGAGTAGGATTAATATCTACCCCGCCACGTCTGGTATATAGACACGATACAAATAATTCTTCAGGATCTAATAAGTCGTACAAGCGCTTGTAAATACATTCACAAATTTCCTCATGGAAATGATTCTCTTTGCGCATTGATACGATATACTTAAGTAATGATTCTGGTGTAACAGAGTTTTCACCTTTAATGTGAATATATACATCACCCCAGTCAGGCTGATTAGTTACTCGGCAGTTAGAACGTAATGAGTAAGATCTCCAACGTTCGTATCTACCAATAGAAGGAACTACTTCTAAAATATCAGCACTTTCATTATAGTTGTCGAACGACATATTCTGTATGTTACAATAATGCTCTAGCGAGGTAAAGTCACCAATAATAGGTTTAACAGTATCAATATCGCCCCTCTGAATAAAAACTTCAACAACACCGCCAACTGCTTTAGACAAATCGTTAGATATTTTATCTTCTATAATATAAACATCATCAGTGGTTTCAATTAGACGAGCCATATTATAAGAGTTAAGATATAATTTTACAGATTTACTCTCAACAATATTAGGAGTGTCAGATGGATAGGTAAACTTTACCCAGCCAGATACAGGAAAGCCATTCGTGAGAAGAGTGGAAAATTCATATCCGTTCCAAGCATCTACACCGACAAACGGAAGATCGTTATCATCAATATCATATGCAGTACGATTAAGATGACGAGGTACACCAACAAGCAAAGATGCATCCACATTATCAGGAGTAATATAAGGCTTTACTACAGACCCGTCACCAGCTTTACCTAAATGCTTACTCGCAATATTTTCAATTTCACTCATTTAATACCTCGGTCTCTTTCTAATTTATCAATAGCAAAGTCTAAGAATTGTCTTGCTTTATACAGTTCATACAGTACATCGTCTTTCTTACCAAGACGCCATAAATACTTGAACGCTTGAAAACGATTATAGTCAGTAAACGGGTCGTTCTGATGCTCATCACATAGCTGCTCAATAGCAGCAATACATTCTATAGAACCTTCTTTCTGACTATAATGATCAGGCCTTGCATCACCAGTTTCTTCAATTTCGTCTGTCATACTTTATCTCGCAAAAAATCACACCAAAGATTAATAGATAGATCTCTTAAATTATTAATCAAATCCGTCTCAGTCTCACCATCTTTGATAGTGTATTCTGCTGATGAAACAATCTCACCACTATCCATTTCTGGAATAACTCGGTGAATGACAACCCCTGTCGAAGATAATCCAAGCTCTAATGCTTTAGCTTGAGGATGTATCCCTTTTAGTTCAGGATGCTTTACAATATCTCCAGGATGCACATTATACATTTGCTTACATATAGCGTGCTCTGGAATTAATCTAAGGTAACCGTGCAAGGTTACTAAAACTTTATTAGGCACGATACTTAACATTTTTACAATATTATTATGATTACTTAGAAACGTTTCGTTTTTTATATCGTCGTGCCAATCAACACGTCTCTTATCACAATAGATGATATCCGGCTTCTTACCTAGCTTTTTTACTATAGCAGCTATTTCACTACCACTGTTGGAAAATAAAGCAATCCACATTACGCGACCATTAAATTCATTTTAAACATACGTATATTATAGAATATATCGTCCATGTTATACACTTGTTCGTCTAATAAAGTAAATAATTTAGTTGACTCTTTGTCTTCTAAACCGTGCAGACCAAAGTCAAGTGGTAGATATCTAATACCTTTCATACCATGAACAACAGGGTTAGAAGTATCGATAGTATCGATCCAGTCCCAGTGTCTATATATGGCAAATTCTTGAGGTAAACCAGCACCTAGTAAGTGATGTGGTTTTGTCTTATCTATAATTCCACCTTGAAGCATATTCCATAACATATCTTGCCTGCCTAGCATCCAAGAATGGTACTTAGTCTTTTCATTTGGAAATTGTTTTTCATAGAAGTTATAGTCGAAAGAGATAGCAATAACATCAGCATACTCTTTTATGTAGTTATAACATTCTACGACTTCTTCATACGTCTTACCTTGCACTACACCTATCTTTTTACCTGGAAGATCACCGTAGTTTTTCATCCAAAGCTCAAAGTTAGCGATAGTTTTATCTTTGTCTTCTAAAGCATCAGGAATAATGTATGCTGAAGGCTTGAGTTTATTTACATAGCTTGCAAATTTACTCATATCGAACGCAGTACCAAGCTCAAAAATACTATTATCTAAAATAACGTATCTTCCTTTTGATACTGCTTCTTTAAAAAAGTTATAATACTCTTCACTCTCGTCAAATAAATGCACAAGAGCATAATCGTAGTCTGTTACCTTTTGTACTTCTCTAATAATACTTAACGGGGCTTCGTGAGCTATTCTCATCTCGGTGCAAATTCCTGCTGTAGCTTAATATTATCAAAAAACTCTTTCTTGACCCCTGGGTCATTAAATTCCCCGTTAAGTACTGTCGTTTGAGTTAAAGAACTATGAGCACTAATACCTCTATTCTCACAACAACCATGAGTAGCTTGGATATAAACTGCAACATTCTCGCTTTCCGTAGCTTGCATTATCTCACGAGCAATATCATTACAAAGCTCTTCTTGTAGCGTACCACGACGGGCACACCATTGAGCTATACGAGTATACTTGGATAGACCGATAACTTTATTACTTGGAATGATACCAATATACGCTACACCGGCTACTGGTTGGTGATGATGTGAACACATAGACTTAAGTTCAGATCGTACTACAAGCATTCCTGCATAGCGATCTTCTGAATCATTCGGAAAAGGGGTTGCTGTAGGTCGAGGGTTATACCGACCAGACATAATTTCATTGATGTACATCTTCGCTAGACGTCGACCTGTACCTTGTGAGTTAGGATCATTGTGTCTATCGATAAGCAATGAATCTAAAACAGCTTCAAACTTTTCTGTAGCTTCATCTATAAGTAATTGTTTCTCTTTTTCATCATAGATGAATTCAGAGACATTATCACCGGCCCAGTAGCGAGCATTAGCATCGTCAATACGTTTCTTAATCACTTTAGAAATCATAATATACCTTCACTTTATATTATTTAATTATTATATAAGATCATGCCGATATAGTCAACCCCAATCGAACATAACTTACTTGTTCTTGTTGCCGGGATATCTTAGCTCTGATCATAGAGCCTTGATCAACGTAAAGATGTACGCAAAACAATATATAAAACAATAAAAAATTTTTCATTACACTAGTGATAAATATACAACAGCTGCTGGAAACATAAAGATAAAACCTGTTATCACTAGTGATTGGACAATAGCATATGCTGTCTCTGACTTAGACATTTTTTTCTCCTTTTGGGATAGATTGTTGAATGCGCTGACAGGGGTCTCCCGTCAGACACAGGTATATATAATTTTTAAGATTTCGCGACTAGCTATACTTTTTAAGTATATCACGCGGCGGTACAAACTCATTCCAATTAGGTCTCATAGTGAGAAGTTGCTCTGAGTTTTTACCTTGCTTTCGAGCGATCTTTTCTTCTATTTCAATGAAAGCAGAATTTTTTTCATGCTCACGACATTCAACTCTTGATACATAAGAACGTCCATCTGTAATCATATAGATCCAAGGGTTAACTTGTTCCCAAATAAATACAGCACTCATTTCCATAGAAACACCGTAAGGCAGGACTCTAAGATCAACGAGTCCATTAGTATACGCTTCGTATATCTTATCTAGTCTCGGATCATCAGCTCCTGCTAGAGCTGTATGATCAAAGTAGTATTCTAAAAATTGCTTTAGAGGCTTCAAGTCACCAAAGCCAACAATCCACCCGTGTTCATCTGCTTCACCAGCGAATTCAAAATGAACCGATCTATCATAACCATGCCATTTAGAACAGGGCCCTGTTAGTGGTTCTCTTGTCTCATCAGTATCAAACCACTGCATATGTGCTACAGGTAAATTGTAATAAGACTTTGTACATTTTAGTTTCATATTATACTCCAATCACATTGCCCCAGAGATAGGTATTCACTCTTGCAGATACATTAAACCCTCTCTCTTGAGCCATGTTAGCAACATCACCATCAACTAACTTTTGACCTTCTACAGTAGCACCAACAGGCATGATCCATACAGGCCAGTCTACACCCGCTTGTCTAAATTGATGAACCACCTCGTCAAGCTCTTCCCATTGCTCTGGCTTAGGACCTAGAACAAACTTTAGCTGCCCGACAGGGGCCCTTGATGTTGTTGACCTTTCCCGCACTGTCATGCCAAGGTCATTGTATTGTGAAACAATATCTGGACGTATTGCTTTCTTAGGTTTTTCTCCTGATACAGTAAACAACTTAGGGCTACAAGAGAAGAACAGCTCACCACCATATAGACCTCTGTTACCAAATGTCCTGATGAACTGTTCAGTCAATGGTTGCGTACCGTTTGTTTCCCAAGTTGTGTGCCATGGTCGTTCATGATTTCCTTTGGTCTTATACACAGCGTTAATCTCTACAGCTGCTTCTTGTGCATGTTTCATTAACGACTCCCCACCTGTATAAACAAGATGTACCGATGCCCGTGAAACAGGATGATTGAAATCCCCATCTGGGTTATACGCATTGACCATTTCACGTCTAAGAGTTTCAACAATCTCTTCTGGTGTCTGCTTCTTTTGAAGATGCTTGAACTTCTTCGACCATGAGTACGAGCTATCACAGCCTTTCTCCCACACAGGAAGATCAGTGACGTTCTTTACATCTATAGGATCAAAATCTTTGTAAG